GAACCAATTGAACACTGCGACTCGCAAAGGACTATCAACATGAACGGTGTTATTTTCAAGTCGATAATCCGTTTTAGTTTCAGTATCACGAATAACAACATTGATTTTTTTCAAGTCGAAAGAATAAGCACCTTTAGGTGTCCAGTATGCGTTAACCGTATCGGAATCACCATCATGAATAAGTGCCATGTTAACAATGTCAAGATGATTATTCTTCTTGAATTCTTGAACAATCGTTTTCATTGCAATCACAGACTCAATCATAGGAGTGTGAGACAACCTTTCAGACCAAGGAGTAGTAAACTTCCTAGAATACCTGTCAGTGTAGCATTCAGCCAGTGCAACAAGATTGCGGACGCAACGGTTGAATTCTGCATTACCAAGTTGAGAGTTCAAATATTCACGCAAGTAAACATTCGACATTTTCAATTCATTATTTTTCATAGTGAATGAAGAACGCGAACTACGATTATGGTCGATTCTGAATGAATCATCTTCATTACCAAAGCCGTAAACGACAAACGGAATATTAACTTTGCGGCAGAACAATCCAAGAATCAAAATCTGTTCGATAGAGTTTGCCATGTTACCTGCCATAGAACCAGAACGGTCGAAAAGCAAAACAAGACCGTGCGACTTACCCTTAGGCACTCGCATGATTTTGCGGAAGATGTTGTCATCAATCTGATACTTGTAGATGCGAGAAACATCAATGTCACCGGTTTCAGAAACTTTTTGTTTCGCAAACTTAGATGCAGCCTTACGCATTTCGAATTCTTTGGCTAGCAAAGAAATATAGCGGTCATTCCTTTGTTTAAAATCTTTAAAAAGCTTTTCCCGTTGCTCTTGTTTGTGCTTTTCTGTTTTGATTCCCCAATGTTCTTCAAGCAATTCATGCACACGTTTATAGGGTGTGATGATTTCGGAAAAGATAGGTTGAGGAAAATTCAGATAGATAAACTCTTTTGAGGAATTATCAAGCAAAAGTGCTTCATTGTTTCGATAAGTTTCATCTGTTTCGCAAAACGGCTCATCATTACCACCAGAAGATTCTTTCGATTCTTTGTAACGATTAACAGAGTTACCTTGAGATTCTTTTTCTTCATCTTTTTCCGAAGATGACTTACCGCCACCACCAGAATTTTCAGATTCAGATTCTTCATCTTTTTTGTTGGTACTATTTTCTTCCAATTCAGATTCTTCATAGTCACCAAAATCGGATTCCGATTCTTCATCTTCAAAATTATTTTCACTAAAACTGCCAGGCATAGCCATCTGTTTCAGTTGTGACTTTTGCATTTCTTCTTTAGCTTTTTCGAAGATTGCACCAGTCACGCGAACAACATCATCCCACGTTTCGCAGGATTCAACTTCCTTAACAAGCTTTTCTTCTTCTTCGGTGAACTGAATGCCAAGGTTGTAACCACCCTTAGTGTAAAGATTCAGCCTATCGATAAAGGGTAGACGGTTGATATCACGATTTTTGATACCGAAAAAGTCACGCTCAAGCAACTGACCGTATGCGCGGACCATGGAAGGACGCAGACCAGGAAACTTGCGTTTGATTTTCTTTTCGATACGTGCATCCTCAACAACATTGAGGAAGCCTTTGAAGTTTTTGGAGAATTTACCTTCAGCACCAACAACAGCATTGTGCCAACCTTCTTCAGGTGTTTCCAGTGCGTGACCAACTTCATGACCAAGCAGAAGGTCATACAGGTCACCAGACATATCTGCCCAAATAGGACAGTAAAGAACTCGGTTCTTTAGGTCAAACATAGCTGTGGACATTTTACGGTGTTCGACCGTAATGTTTTCCGCAGCCATCAACTTAGCGAGTTGGGATTTTGATTCTTGAGTGTATTGCATAGAGATATCTAGAAGTTACGTATGGAGTGTAACTCAAGATATCGACCATGTCAAGTACAGAGAAAGTTTATCTACCGACCTGTTGTAGATACTTTTGTTTCGTTTCTTCCCAGGACATATAAATCAAGTCATCATAGAACAAGGTTTCATATGAAACATTGCCCTTTTTGACAAGTTGTTTTATTCGTCCCTTGGCGTGCTTTTCTTTCCAGATGTTGACCAAGGAATCATAGCTGGTATCGAAAGACTTTACAAGTTTATCCTCAGTTATTTCTTTCCGTAGGAATTCATTTGTGTTGTCGTACAGTGGGCTAAAGTAAATACCACGAGCGTGTTCGCTACGGATAAGTTCTTTAGGCACATTCATTTTGCCGTAGGTGAATGCGAGTGAACGATTCTTATGGTCACGCTTGAATGGTTGACCAGCAGGGTTCGTTGCAACATACCATTCAAAGTATTTCTCGGTATGATTTTTCTTCAACCACTGCTCAACATCTTTTCTAGCTTTTCTGCTAGGCTCAAATGATACGGAACCAGAAGTAAAGCCCATAGGTTTCCAATGGTCAAGATTGTCATATTGACTTAGACCACCAGCTTTTGTTTTACCATACAATGAAGTTGTTGTGACACCAACAAGAACATCACCATATGTTTTCTTCCATAGTCGCTGAACTTCATCGGACAAGCAAAGCAGTGCCAGCAATTTACCACCAACATAGTTGAAACCAAGAGGTTGGAAAGGAACAATTGTCGAACCAATCGCAGTATGATTAATCATTCTGCCCTGAGTCTTTGTTTCTCTAGACCAACCAATGAAGTTATCTCTTGGTGTCAAGTCAAGAAAGTCGGATGAGATACAGATAACACCAAGATACTTACCGCTTGCATCATCTTTGACAAGAAAGTTTAGATTTCTACCGATGTTGGAGTTGTTCTTCATTGTAGAAATAAATGTGCGTGTCGTGTTCCATAAAACAGGAAGTTCTTTGCTTCGCTTTGTGTCGTGTTTTACCACACTACCATCTATTCCTGTCGTGAAATTTGAACCCGAATCATCAGTGTATTCAAGCACAGGTTGAAGCTTGAGATAATCTTCAGGCGATTCTGGAATCCAGATATTCTCTTTAACAGAACGAATGATATCTTCCTGAGAAATATCGACAAGTTGATTCTCAACACCAAAGATGGTATTGGTTTCTACAGTAGGATACTTCTCATGAATCTCACACCACTTTTGATAGAGTGTGTACTCTTTAACGTCCATTTGTGAGACATAACCAAGTTCACGAATGACTCTATCAGTCAGTTCTTTCTCATCTACATCACAAAAGGAATCGGTGGGATTTTGTGATGACCACTCATCCCATTGTTTTTGAATATCTGGTGTCCAGTTTTCGCTACTCATTTGATTTTAGAAATTTTCCGAATAAGTTTTTTCTGCCTCTTTTTTGCCAACTCAAGTGCAAGAGGTCCAACTTTGTTAGTATACACTACTCCATTCATGTGGTCAAGCTCATGCTGGTAAACTTGTGCGGAAATACCTTCAAGTGTTGTGGTATTATATTCACCAAGATGGTCAAAATGTTCAACAACAATCTTTTTATACCTAGGAACATTGAGATACAAACCTGGGTATGACAGGCAACCTTCTCGCATTTTTTCTGGTTCACCGAAAGTTTCAACAATTTTAGGATTAATACAGACCATTTGAAATTCATCAGAACCCATAACGAACATACGGAATCTAATACCACACTGATTAGCCGATAAGCCAAGTCCGCCATAAGTTGTCATCGTCAACTTTAATTGCTTGATGAACTTTTGAATTTCTGGATTCATCACTTGTGACAAATCAAATTCTTCCATTCTCTCAGCAAGTTTAGGATGCCCATCGCTAAGAATCGGCAAAGGAAGAATTGGTTCTTCAACAACCCTTGTCGGCGCTGTCGTATTAATGACTAAAAAATCATCTTGTTGTGTTTCAACTACATTCATTTTACTATCCTTGAAAAATTATTTACTTTATCAAACCTAATTACATTACGGAATTTGTCTTGCAGAATGTCACCCTTATGTGAGATAACAAACAGATTAACATCTTCCAAGATATGCAAAAGGTTCATCAGATATTCTGTACCATTTGCATCTAAACTACTATCAAACACTTCATCAAGAATCAACAAGTTAGTATTTGTTGAGTTCTTCATCTTAGCAACGGCTCGCCAAGTTAACATCAGTGCCATGTCGATACGTTGCTTTTCACCTTCACTGAAAGAAGCATAACTAAATTCATCACGGTGTCTGGATTTAATTGTCTCCTTGAATGATTCGTCCAGATTAAAGTTGACAAAGAAATCTAGAGTTGCAAGATATTTGTTTACTAACTTATTGATTACTGGCAAGTATTGTTTAACAATTTTTGTTTTGATACCAGTATCTTTCAGCAAGATAGAAGCGACTTCATACTCTGCTTTTTCTTCAATCAGTTTCTTCTTCTGAGAACTCAACTCTGTCAACTTATCTTCCAACTCTTTGAGTTTGGTATTCTCCAAATCAAGGTTTTTTTTATTGTCTTTCAGTGCCTGAATTTCTTTGCGAATCTTACCAATGTATTTGTTTGTTTCAGTAATGGTAGTATTCTTTTGTACAATTTGAATATTCAGTTGCTGAATCTGTTTCTGAAATTCCGAAATAGAATTTAGTTTATCTTGTTCTTGGAGTAATTTTGCCTCCAATTGGCTGAGACCATGTTCACATTCTTTAACCTTGTTGGTGATACTGGATAGCTCCGCCTCTTTAAACTCCATGGCAATGGTTTGCCTGCACGTTGGACAATTATCATTTGCCTCAAAGAAATGTATATCTCGTCGAAATTTTGATAAGTTTGTTTCAATTTGCGATTCAAGTTTATTAAGTTTCTTGACCTTATTCTCAACTTCAGATTTACCAGAGATTTGTTCGGTGAGTGTCGAAACATTCGATGTAAGTCTATCAACTTCGACATGTAAGGTTTGTACCAAACTATCACTACTCTCAATCTCTTTTTCATACTCTTTTACTTTGTTCTCATTGTTCTGCTTCAATTTTTCTATTTGAGTTTTTTGATTCTCATAGTTCTGTTCAGCAAGTTCAATTGCAAATTTGTTTTCGGTAATCTCATCTTTGTTCAGAGATACTTTCTCTTTCAATAAAGAATTCATCGTAGAAAAGATTTGAATATCCAATAACTCCTCAATGATGGCTCTCCTGTCGGCAGCAGACAGTTGCATGAAAGGAGTAAAAGATGCAGAACCAAGTATAACAATCTGCGTGAAAGACTTGTAGTTTAGTTTGAGAATTTGCTTCTCAAGTATTTCTTGATAATCTCTTGATGCTGCTTCTTGATTTAGTATTTCACCGTTCAAATAGATTTCAAAAATGCCTGGCTTTATACCACGGACAATACGATACTCTTTTTTACCGATGGAGAAACAACATTCAACAACACAATCTTTTTGGTTGATTGAGTTGATAAGTTGTGGTTTGTTAATGTTTCGGAATGCTTTACCAAACAACACAAAGCACAGTGCATCCAACATAGTGGATTTGCCTGCGCCGTTTGTACCAACAACCAAGGTATTTGGTGCTTCATCGAATTTAATTTCGGTGAAGTAATTACCTGTCGATAAGAAGTTCTTAAATTTTAAACTCTTGAAAAAAATCATTATCTAAATTTAGGTCCAGTGACCCACGAAACCAAAGATTTTCTCACACCCTCAGTTACTGGTGTTACTCTATGCATGAAGAAAGAAGGAAACAATAGCATATCACCTTTTTTCAAATTATGTCTGATAGGTTCTTGACTAACCAAAAATTCAAAATCACCACCAACATAGTCATCATTCAACATAAGAGAAAAGGATAATTTTCTAGTCATATAGTCATATTCATTTTGTGGAATTGCATCATGAATAAAATCAGTATGAAAATCATATCGACCACCATCTTCTGCTCTATACTCAGAATATTGAATTGAATCATATCCATTCAAATCAAAATTATAATATTCTTCATTAACAGTTTCGATTACTTTGTTTATCTTTTCAAACAACCATTTAGTTTCTTGGCTATAATCAAAAAAATGAATTTTGCTTTTTCTCGCTTTTTCTATTTTGCCTTCTAGACCAACTTCACCATCAGTCAACTCTTTATCTGTTAAAAAATTTTCAACAATTTCAATCTCCGCCTCATTCAAAAATCTATCAACTTTAACAGAATGAGTAAACAAAAATTCTCTAGATAGGGAAAAATTTATCAATTTATTATAAGGCATTATTCAATACTTTCCATGTTGATAGCTTCGACATATAACTCACGCATAATTTTTTTAAGTTTATCAGATTCAATGTTGGTTGTCAACCCATCAATATACTTATTCAGAATCGTTATTGTATCTTCTGCCTGGTCTATGACTTCATCATCACCATTAAGAATTGAATCTGAAAAGTCCTCAACAACAACTACATCAGCAGCGCCAGCTTTAACAAGATTATCCAAAACAAAATCAAACATGTAAGAATTGTTTTTGTTTATGGTGACAATTTTTACATACGTGTCTTTGTGCTGGGTATAATTATAGTTCTTCCAGAAATCGAAGTCTTGTACCGAATCATCATACTGTACTTTATAAAACATTTTGTTCGGGTTAGGAACGAATGTCACCTCTCTGGTTTCCGTATCAAACACATGGAAGCCTCTCTGGTCATCGTAGTCCGCCCATGTTATTTCATACTGGTTACCCAAGTATGTGATAGTTCCGTTTGTAGATTTGTGGTGAAAGTGTCCTGAAAGAACCATGTCAAATCTATCAAACAACTTGCTATCAAGACCTTCATGGCAAATGTTGCCTCGGTCCATTTCAAAACCTGCAATCTCAAAGTGACCGAAAACAATTTCACTTACAGAATTTTTCAATGCATCTAATGATTGGTCATAGTTGCCACTATTAATCCAAGGCATCAATAGAATAGGCAAACTACCATATTCTTTCAATACAGGTTCAGTAAACACATTGATGTTATCATAGTGGTCAAACAACTCATTCATCGCATTGATTTCATTTGTGTTCTTATATGTCACATCATGGTTACCAACCAGAACATCCATGGTGATGTTTTCTTTTTGTAGAACATCAAAAAATCTTTTGCGCCACTGATTTAAAATCACATAGTTAATAAATTTTCTGCGGTCAACTACATCACCCAAGTGTATCACATGAGTAATGTTATTCTCTTTCAAGTAAGGAAAGAATGTGCTTTCCCAGAACTTGAAAAAGAATTCGTTGAACAACAGACTGTCTCCTCGCGCTCCCGCATGAGTATCATTTATCAATGCAATTTTCATAGTGTAGGTTTACTTGCAACTCTCTTACGCAATTCAGTTGTGGAAAAACTGTGCTTTCTTTCGTTGTAGTATATCTTAATTCCTCGTTGTTCGCAAACTTCTTTACCGGTATATTGTTTGTCTCGGTATTCTTCACCAATAATCCGAATAGAAATGGGCAAGAACATCAACAAATCCTCAAGGTCTTTCTCTGTTTGATAGACAATAATTTCATCGACAAACTTGACTGCCTTCAACTGTACGTATCTCTCAACAATAGACTGTACAGGTTTATTTTTTGTCTCTCTGTCTATCGATGGGTCAATTTGTAAACCCACAATCAAGTAGTCACATATTTGTTTGGCTTCGGCTAACATTAATATGTGACCCGCATGTAACAAGTCAAAAGTAGAACAGGTAAATCCTACAGGCTTACCATTCATCTCATCAGGCAAAACTAGCATAGTATACTCCAAAAATTATAAGTTGTCAGGTATTTGTTCAATTATTTCAGGCAATTCTTCCAAGACAACATCTTCTTCAATAAACTTGTCTAAACCTTTTGCCTTGGTTTTTTTCTTTGCTTTTTTCTTTTCTTCAAACGTCTGAATGAATTCAGAAATGTTATCATACAAAACAAACTGTTTCACATTGCCCTCAGAATCCTCAAAGAGTTCTGCTTCATCCAGTATACCAAACTGTTCCGTTGCTTTGTACTTGACATAAAGTTGTTTCTTCTCTTTCTGTATTCTCCTTAAGAATGCAAAGTAGATAATCTGTGTGAAGTATGCAAATGGATTGGTCGACTTTGTTGGGTCAAAGTTCCTAAAATACATAATGCAGTTTTCAATGCCGTCACATATCATTTCTTCTCTAAAGGAATATGAAATGAAGTTTGGCTTTCTGGATAAATGTTCTGCAATTTTCAGAAAACATTCTCCAATATAGTTGGGTACAATTGGTTCTTCTCTGTTTTCTTTTTTTGCGATATCACAAGATTGCTTATAATCGATAAGTGCCTGTAAAAAATCGGGGTTGTTGACATAGTGTTTTGTTTTAGACATATGTGGGTTTTACTTTGTAACTCCATGGATTAATTGCTAATGATACTCTTTGTCCTTCAAATTTTTCCACGCAATGATGTATGCCAGGAGAAAAACATAAAAGACTATTTTGTTTTGGTTTGATTGAGACATGCTCAGTAATAAAGTTGCCGCCGGAAATCAAATCTATTTTAGGATAGTAAACAATACTACAAATAGGAAATTTACCTTTGTCATTTGATTCATCGGTATCATAGTGCCAACCCTTATCGACGTTGTAGTTCACCCAATATTCAAAACCAACCATACTGGATAAATCAAAAAACTTTGAAACACTCAATAATAAACTACCTACTGCTGAATCAGAAAGTTTTTCAGCATCATTCAAGGTAAAATCTTTCCAATTGAATGGTACAGGAAATTGACAATATCCCTGAATTTCTTTTTCTTGCTGCTCGTTCAAAACATCATCCACAACAACTAACATTTCTTTACCTAAAAAAAGACTTGACAACTTTCAGACTGTCTCTTACAATCTCGGTGTTGCCTTTAATCAATGAATTAATTTCCTTTTGGTGCCTGGTTCCTTTGATTGTAACATCTCTTTGATTTCTTCATCCATATCATCCAAGATAACTTCATCTAATTCTTCTTCGGTTGCTTCTTCAAGCAATGCTTCATCGATGATTCTTTCACTTTGTTTCATTACTTCATTTGCTTCTTCGACGGCATTATTGTAATATTCGATTAGAGATTCTTTTGGTTCGATAAAGGTCAATATTTCATGTTTGTATATCTCAACCACATTTTGTTGAATCAATTCTATAGGCAACCATGGACTCATCATGACCATTGATTTAGAAACACTTAATCGTTTAAAAAATAAAGACATTGGATTTTCCAAAATCAACATATGATTTGGCATTTCAATGAAGCTAGCCATAATATCTTCACCATCTTTAAGTCTTATAATTTTAGTTTGTTTGACCATTTTTTAACTCTATATTGTAAAATTTGTATGAGAACTTCTCATCATCATACATTTTAATTCTTTCTATCAAATGTTGCAAGGTAAAATTGGTATGTTTGCCTATTCTGAAATCATCAGCAATATCGAATAAGGTAGCTTCTTCTTTGTTATCACCTTTTCTTAAACTGCGACCAATAGATTGTAAGTTTCTTATTCTAGATTTTGATGGGCTTGCAAAGATAACATTGTGCAAGTTTCTTATGTTAATACCTGTTGAGAATGTGCCATAAGACGCAACAATGATTGCATCGTTTTCTTTTTCGGTGATAGCTCTTGTTTGCTCTCTAACTTCAACGTCAGTATTACCGTAAACTAAGAATACTTTTCGTTCTTTACTTTCCGACTTTATGATTTCATAAAGTATTTTTCCATGCTTCTCAACAAGCTGAAATAAAATTAGAGAATTACCCTTCAAAGACAAAGCAAGATTCTTGATAAAAATATTTCTCTGTTTGTTTTGTACTATGTATGTTAGTTCTTTTTGGTAGTCCCATTTGCGACTCAGTGTGCATACTTCTTCAGGATATTTTAGAACAAGACATTTTATTTTGAAGTCTGCAATATGTTTGTTGTCCATCAACTCTTTAGTCGTTGTTACTTTCAGTACAGGTCCAAATAAACCTTCAAGAACCAACTTGTGTGTTTTTGTTCCGTCTAGTGTTCCAGTGCAACCAATTCTATACATAGCATTCTTCATGTTGGTCATGATTGTAGCTAAAGATTTAGCTTTGAAATTATGTGCTTCATCACCAAGAACAAAATCAAATTGTTCAAAGTATTCTGGTTCTTTATTGTAGATTGATTGCCAAGTTGTGATGGTCAAAAACTTATCTGTCACCTTATCTTTACCAGCATATTGTCTATGGCAATATTTTTCAACATCATAACCATAAGACTTAAAATCGGAATACATCTGCTCAACAAGAGATGTGGTAGGTACAATTAACAGACCCTTATTGCACTTTGTCTGAATGTATCGTAGAATAAGATATTGAATGAGAGACTTACCAGATGCGGTGGGCGATAAGAGTAGCACTCTGCGATTCCTAATAGCATGAACAAACGCCGTTATCTGGTATTCTCTTTGTTCAATTGTATCAGGCAAATTCAATGATGAAGCAAAATCAATTGCTTCATTGACTGAAAAATTGTCAGTCATATTTACATTGCTATCAAAATGTATTGAATAGCTTCGTTCATTACAAAAACGTTCAATGTAAGGAACTAACCCATGATACATCTGGTTTGTTCTTAAATCGAACAAACGTATTTTGCCGTCCCACAATTTATTTTTATATGCAGGTGTGAATTGGAAACCGGGGACAAAAAAAGTGAAATAGTCAGAAAGTTCTTGTGCTAAACTTCTTTCACACTTCACATGAATGAATGATTCATTCTTTTTTGAAATTATCAAATTCATCTTCTACTTCTTCCCATGTGCTATCACCCATCAATCTCACTGTCATAATATATGTATAGTGACCAGGTAAAGCACTCCAACTGTTCGGTGCATTTATGCTAAGAACGTTTTCATTTTTATATGAATTAAAATAGACATAATAATAATGTCCATGAACAACCTTGAAACCATATTTGCACCGATGCATTATCTCACTCACTTGCATCCGATTAGCTAAAGCTTCAGCTTGTCTTTTCAAGACATTGACCTGTTCCATGATTCGGTCATATTCTTGTTTCGCGTTTAGTTTGCTGATATTTAAAAGAATGTCTTTTTCTTTTTCAATAGCAATTGGTGCGAATGCAGGACTTCCTAGTTCCATAGGATAAGGAAGACTACTTCTTCTCATCGGGTCATGTTCATCTAATTCCATTATACACCTTGTATAAATCTTTCCCACTCAATGAAAGATTTTAATTGAAACGTTCTGCTATGCAACTCTTTAAGAATTGCTTCACATGCAGAAACCATTTCCTCATTTAATATTTTTGATGCAAGATGCTTGTTCAGTTCTTCATCTGCTTC